TTGCTATTGCCAATCAGACCGGAACACCGTTAACTAACGTGGGCATTGTTGCAGACACGTATGCTAATCCAGAATTAACATATGGCACATTTGCTGAAATCCCAAGCTGGAGAAGCACTGATGATGTACCTCGTCCAAGCGGTTCTGTATTTGTAAAAGTTGGAGCCACTGGTAGCGGTGCAGACGTTGTTATCAAGCGTTACAATACATCAACAGAAACATTTGCTACATTGGCTGCTGAATTCTTTAATAGAGCCGAAGATGCACTATTTGGATTGGATCCAAGTGGTGGTGGTAATGGTATTGCAGCTGGAACAGTCTGGATTGCATGGGATCCGTTGCGTACTAACACAGGTGGTTTTAAACCATTCCGTCGTCGTGTAGCAGGACGTACTGTGATTAGTGGTAGTGCGGTTGGTGCAAATCCATTTACAGCAGGCGAAGAAATAACCATTGGTGTAACATCAATCGGAACAGCAACAATCACTGAATACACAGTAGAATTGTCAGGAACATCACAAGCAAGTTTTGTAAGTGATATTTTAGCTCAAGACATTCCAGAAATAGGTGTATCTGTAACTAATAATATTATTACATTTACTCACATATACGGTGGCGATATCTACTTGTCAGATGACTCAAATAACCTGACAGGAATTGTTCAGGATGCTGGATTTAGTGCATCGACAACCGGTACAATTTTGTACGGTACTAATCTTTTAGCATTGACCAATTGGGAATCAATGGAGTACACATTTAGTACAACCGAGCCTTATCAGGCACCCGATGATGGCAAATTGTGGTTCTACAGTGACCCAGCAGCCGTTGACATCATGATCAACGAAATTGGCGGGTGGAAGGGTTACAGAAATACATCATATTATGATGGAAGCAAAACAGATGCACGTGGTTATGATCTAGGCGAAACCGATCCAAACGGTGTTATTGTTAGTGCAAGTCAGCCAGAGTTCCAAAGCGATGGTGTTACAGCACTGGCTGCAGGCGATTTATGGTTGGACAGTGGCGATTTAGAAAACTATCCAGTGATTTACAGATACTCTGGTACTGATTGGGCATTGATTGACAATTCCGATCAAGTTAGCCAAAACGGTATTGTATTTGCAGATGCACGTTGGGATTCAACTGGTACAACTGATATTATCACAGGATCGTTACCATCAATCACAACACTGCTAGCAAGTAACTATATTGATCAAGACGCACCAGATTACAGACTGTATCCACGTGGTATGTTGCTGTTTAACACACGCCGCAGCGGTTACAACGTCAAGCGTTTTGTAAGCAATAAATTTAATGCTGCTGATTATCCAGATCTTCCAGCAGTACCAGGCGCAGGTGGTAGTTTACCAACTGTTAAAGACACATGGCAATCTGCAAGTGGTCTAAAAGACAACGGTAGTCCATTTATGGGTCGTCAAGCACAACGTAAAATGGTTACTGCAGCAATGCAAGCAGCACTGATTGCTAACACTGATGTGCGTGAAGACCAATATGCATTTAACATTATTTGTGCTCCTGGATATCCAGAAGTAATTGACGAAATGGTCTCATTGAATAATGATCGCAAGAACACTGCATTCATTATTGGTGACACTCCAATGCGTCTAGCACCAAATGCAGTTGATATTGCCAATTGGAGTAACAACACCAATGGTGATGGATTGGCAACTTCTGATCCATACCTGGGCATTTATTATCCGTGTGGTCAAACAAGCGATTTACAAGGTAATACAATTACAGTACCTGCGAGTCATATGGCATTACGCACAATGATTCATAATGATAATGTAAGTTATCAATGGTTTGCACCAGCTGGCGCACGTCGTGGCTTGGTTGATAATGCAAGCAGCATTGGTTACATTGATGCTATCACAGGTGAATTTAACTTTAATAGTATTCGTCAAGGTCTGCGTGACACATTGTATGAAAACAAAATTAATCCAATCACTAATTTACCAGGCGTTGGTTTAGTTGTTTGGGGACAAAAGACACGTAACCCAACCGCTAGCAGCTTAGATCGTATTAATGTGGCACGTTTAGTGAACTTCATTCGTACAATCCTTGCTAACGTTGGTAACGGATTCTTGTTTGAACCAAACGACAAGATCACACGTGATCAGATTAAAAATATTATTAGTGGGGCAATTAACGATCTAGTAGCAAAACGTGGTATTTACGATTATCTAGTAGTTTGTGATGAAAGTAATAATACACCAACACGTATTGCAAGAAATGAACTATATGTTGACATTGCGATCGAGCCAATGAAAGACGTTGAGTTTATCTTCATTCCTATTAGATTGAAGAACCCAGGTGATATAGCAGCAGGCGTATAATATGGGTAAGGGGGTGTAAAATCCCCCTGAAAAATTTTGGAAAAAATTTGATAAATACCTATAACAGGAGAATATAAATGGCAATAGCCTCATTAAACAGATTTACAGTACCTTTAGCAACTAACCAAAGTGCTAGCACACAAGGCTTGTTAATGCCAAAGATGAAATATCGCTTCCGTGCGGTATTTGAAAATTTTGGTGTTAGCACAGACAAAGTTGAATTGACAAAACAAGTAGTAAGTATTGCTCGTCCAAATGTAAACTTTAATCCATTTGCAATTGATGTTTATAACAGTAAAGTAAACTTGGTTGGTAAACCAAGTTGGGAAACAACAAACGTAGTTTTACGTGACGATGCCGGCGGCAATGTTAGTAAATTGGTTGGCGAACAAATTCAGAAACAATTTGACTTTGCTGAACAATCAAGTGCTAGTTCTGGTATTGACTATAAGTTTATTCTTAAGTTTGAAATGCTTGACGGTGGTAACGGAGCCAATGAAGCAAACGTTCTTGAAACATGGGAATTATATGGCGCATTTGTAAGTCAAGTTAACTACGGCGACATGAGCTATTCAGAAAGTTCAGCTGCTGAAATTACCTTAACAGTTACATACGACAACGCAGTACAAAGTCCAAATGGTACTGGTATCGGAACTGCAGTTGGCAGAACCTTAGGTACAGTTATTACTGGTGTAAGTTAACTATAACAGTAACAAACAAAACCCGGATTAATCCGGGTTTTTTTATGGCATAAATATTTACATGGGAATATTTGACGGTTTTTTGCAGCAGCTAGGTACAGGCGACCAAATTAAAGACTACAAACACGCTAGTCGGTTGTTTGTTGATAATAACTATGCTCTTAGTCCAAAGTACACTTGGTTGTTCCATGTGTTTTTTGATGTTAATCCTGGCATCAGTAGAATTAATACACAAAAACAAATGGAAGCAGGCATGTTGGTTAAATCAACTGATCTTCCAAAGTTTAAAGTTGATACAAAAACATACAACAACTATAATAGACCTACCATTGCTCAAAGCAAAGCTAGATTTGAAGATGTTAATATTACCTTTCATGATGACAGTAGCGATGTAGTAAGAAATTTATGGTTTGATTATTATGATTTTTATTATCGTGACATGGATAACAGTTACGGTGATGCCACAGGATCACTTAATCCTATATTCCAAGCACCTAACAAACAACGTCTAGGCCAAAGAAATCAGTTTAATAGATTTGGTTATTCACCTAGGTCTCCATCAGCGACATCAACACAATACCTACAAGCTATACGAATTTATAGTTTGCACCAAAAAAGATTTTCAGAGTATACATTAATCAACCCTGTCATTAACAGTTTCAGACACGGAACACATACCAATGGATCTGATTCAACACTAGAACATAGTATGTCAGTGAGTTATGAAACAGTTTTATATGCGACCGGATGGGCACGAGCAGCTCGAGGCGGATTTGCACAATTGCATTACGACAAGAGCCCAAGTCCTTTAACACCAGCCGGTGGTGGCACTAACAGTTTTGCTGGACCAGGCGGTATTTTAAATACCATCAGCGAAGTCATAGGCGATGTTGGCGGCGGCAATTTTGGATCTGCTTTATTTAAAGCAGCAAGAGGATATCAAAAAAACAAAAATGTTGATCTTAAAGGATTAGCAGCAGCCGAATTAACTACAGCACTAGTTGAT